GCTTATATCGCAGGCTTATTTGATGGCGAAGGTTGTATCACTTACAAACAATACATGCGTAAACGAAAGGGACAAAAGAAAGCATATCCAACTTGGTCAATTAGAATGGAAATAGCCATGACAGATAAGTCTGTTTTAATTTGGTTACATGAAGTTTTAGGCGTAGGCACACTTGGTGAAAAAAGATATCGAACAAAATATACTGTTGGTTGGAAAAAACAATGGCGTTGGCGTTGTCAGTTTAGAGATGCCTACTATGTTTGTAAGTTAATCTGGCCTTTCGCACACGTTAAATTACCTGGTGTACAAAAAATTATAGAACATTACTCAAAAGAAATTTTAATGAATGATAAAGTCGTTGACTTAAAAAAATATAAAGAAATAATGAGTTTAGAATGAAAACTAGAATACATGTTAATCAACACAAGATAAGGGCTAATAAAAAACATGGGACTAATGATCCTGTGATTACAGTTAAAACTTCTAAATCAAATACATACGGTCATGAAGTTAAAATTAACGGATCTAGTAAAGTTATATATAGTCCAAATAAACCTTTGTCTTGTGGTGCTAAAGTATGGATTGAAACAGAGGCGGAGGTGGTAGTCATATGAAGTGTTGGCATTGTAATACAGAATTAATATGGGGTGGTGACCATGATATTGAAGAAGAAAACGATACTTATAGTATGGTGACAAATTTATCTTGTCCTAAATGCCATAGTTTTGTTGAAGTATACTACCCTAGTGAAGAAACTATAAAGGATTATAAAAAACATGAAGTGGAACAAAAAATTTAACTATCCTAAAAGTCAAAGAGAATTAATTAAGGGTCAAAGACATTATGCTTTGAACGAAGAAAAATTACCGAGTGTAACTACTATCTTGTCTGAAACTCAAAGTGACGAGAAGAAAGAAAGTTTAGCCAGATGGAAAGCGAGGGTCGGTGAAACTGAGGCCGAACGAATAAAGGATAGTTCAGCGAGTAGGGGTACGAATATGCACTTGCACTTAGAGAGATATATTCTCGGATCCGGTCACATGGATCTAACAGACGAGGGTCAAGTGGCAGGCGACATGGCTCAAGTGATAATCGACAAGGGACTTTGCGACATGGGTGAGATATGGGGATCTGAGGTGACTTTGTTTTATCCAAACTTGTATGCGGGGGCGACCGATTTGGTTGGTGTCTTTGATTATGAAGATAGTATTGTTGACTTTAAACAATCGAATAAACCGAAGAAGAAAGAATGGATTGACGACTATTTCATGCAACTAGGGGCGTATGCTATGGCGCACAACTGTGTCTATGATACTGAGATCACGCAAGGGGTTATCTTAATGTGTACTCCGGATAAATACTTTCAAAAGTTTCAAATAAAAGGCAAAGAGTTTACCAAATACCAACACAAATTTCTAGAACGATTAGATAAATATTATAGTGAGAAGAAGTAAGGCGACCATTTCTGATCGCCTTAGATTTGTTTAGTTTTCTTCGTATTCTTTTACGTTTATTTCAAAATCATAAACGTAACTAGCGGCCTCAATGCCTCTTCTATATGCTGATCGCTCTTCTTCTGTTTTAAAACCATATGTTTTTTTATGGCTATCAACATATCTTGTATCAGTTTTTGGCTTTTTAGCCTCGCTATACTTAACGTCCATTCTATGTTTTACTAACGTCATGTTTTACCTTTCGTTGTTTAAGGCGACCATTTCTGATCGCCTTAGATTGTACAATTTAATCTTCTTCGTGAGCCAAACCTTCAAAATCTTGGCTGCGAAACACTTGAAGATTACCTTTAGACATTTTGATCTGATCTTTAGCGTTTAACGAGTGATGCTCAATAGTAAAACGATCTGCTTTTACTGTCATGATGTTATCACTATCAGGTCTTCCGTCTTTAAAAGGGACACAAGAAACAGTAACGTATTTTTCTTGGTACGTTTCTGATCTCTTATCTTGATCCGTCCAAATCTCTATCATTATGAACGGGTACTTTTTTTCCTCTTTCATGTTTACCTTTCTATGAATTGTAAAATAATTCATACTAGGATACTATAGGATAACAAATGATAGGTCAAGAAAATTTTGTGCGCAAAATGTCACACACTATATCTTGTGTCAAGCACTTTTTTATTCTAAATATAGATTGTTGTATTTTTGCAACTGTTGTATTTTTGCAACTGTTGTATTTTTGCAACTAACTTATTTTACTTCTATTCACAAAAATTAATTTATCCTTTCTATCATTTCAAAAGTTATTGGTTTTACCTTTGACCACCCATCAACTTGATCAAAATCAAAAATAAAATCTGCAACGTCACTTTCGTGCATATCGCTAACTTCATATTCTTTATTTTTTACCCATATGCAAACATCTCCATTTACATCAAGATCAACTGTTGTTTTATCAGTTTTAAATTTTCTTTTTAATGCTTGAGATATGGCACAAAAATTACAATCGTTTGGTGTGCCTTTTTTTATATCTTCTTCAATTACATTTATTTTATGTTTCATAATTTATCCTTTCTATAGACACTCCATGCAATACTCTGGATTGCTAGTGCTTTGGTTTTTGTACAGATACTTGTCACAATTTTTGGCTTTACAAATAACTGTACCTTTTAATAGATCCTTCTTTTCTTCTTTCTTTTTTTCTATGTAGTCCTCTATGCCTTTGTAGTCTTTTATTTTCATTGTACCTCCTCTAATGTATCTACATCAACGTATTCATGTAAATATTGTTTGCAATGTATTAACGCTATTTCTTCTGCTTCTTGTTCGTCCTCTGCTTCAACCACTTGTTCATAACCTAACTCGCTTATGCCTACTTTGTACTTTTTCATGTTATCCTTTCTGTTATTAGTCATACTCCCTTATTATCCTACATAGTATAATAAGTACATGGTCAAAAGTGTCGCACCCATATATTATATGTTGTTATCCTATATTGTGTATGATACAAGGTTTTCATGAATACAGATATAAAAAACGAGAAAAAAGATAGCGATTTGTTTTTCAATCTTGCTAAATCTTTTAACGAAGTTAGTAGTGTCGCTAGTGTCCATGCAAAGATATTCGTTTTAACGGATATTAAATTGCATATACAAAGCAAGATTAATGAGTTACAAAAGCAAGCAGAAAAACTTGATCCGCTTTCTAAAAATTCAATAGAATAGGTTTATACCTATTCTTTGAATAATCGAGGCGTGGATAACCATTGTTTTAGCTCTCTGCCTCGATTTAGTCTGTGCGTAGGGTACACAGTGACCAGATGTGATTATACCCACCAATAGCACAGACTTCTGGTCTAATGGCTTGTTTTGGGGATTTTGGGCATTAGTACCTTTCTGTCCTAGTTTGCCTCAAAACAAGTCTAAAATAAGACAAAATCACAAAATTGCCATAAATAAAAAGCTAGGTTTTATGCGGTTGATCACCGGACTATACCTTTTTGGAAATTCGTAAATTTGCGATTTGGGTTTAGAAAAAGAGAGGTGATCTGGCACTTTGGTGATCAGCTAGGAATACCAATGGTTTTAGAGCAATGGATATTATGTGTAGTATCCTATATAATCGTTTAAATAGGGGCTAGGGCTGTACTTCAAATCTGAATTTTGCATTTAAAATTCTGGAAACAGTATAGGGGTGATGATATACAAAACCATGCCCAAAAAAAGAAAAATCAATACAATCACTAAAAGTGTTAATGACATACCTTATCCAAAATATAGGGTTGAATGGATTGATTGTGTTAGTGATAGCGCATGGGCTGACGAAAAAGAGTTTACAAAGATGAAACTAGCAACGCCTGTTAATGAAGGTTGGATTTTCTCTAAAGATAAAACATCAATTAAAATGTTTGCAAGTTACGATAAAGAAGATGACGGCTCAATTACCTTCGGTGATCGTACCATGATACCTAGATCATGGGTTAAGAAGATGATTAAAATTAATTAAGTTTTTTTATTCTTGGAAGTCTTTTTTTCTCTACGTTTTTCTTTACATCATCAACGCTGACATTTTCTAAAATCGGTGAGTATTCATCTATAATTTTTTTCAATTCTTCTTCCATTTCTGCTTTGGACATATCATCTAATTTTCCCGTTCTGATAATCTTCTGCTCAACGTATAAGCCTGCGGCCTTGCCTCTTGCTACTTCTGCATTACTAGCGGCCGAGAAAGCACCTTTTTTCAATGCTTGTTCTCTTATTTTTGCTAGTTCTGATATGTGTTTTTCATAAGTGACTTCATACTTCTTTTGATATTCTTCTCTTAACTCACCTATGTATTGAACAACTAACGGATACAACTTAGGGTTTTGTAATTCGTATGCCGTTTGCCTTGCCCTGTCTTTTTCGTATCCCGCTTCGATAGCGCACTCGTAGCCGTACTTTCTGCCTTCGTTAGATACTAACAAATTAGCAAACTTTCTTTGCATTTCGGTTAATCTTTTTGGAACTCCCATAGTTGACATTTACGTTAAATAACTTTAAAAGTCAATAACATGATAAATGCGAAAGAATTAGCTAGACAATTAGATCGTTTTTTAAAATCACCAACTTGTCAAGACGCTAGAGTAGTAGTAAAACTTCCGCAAGGTGAATTTCACTCGCCAGATGGCCAATTTGATATTCTCTCAATAAGTTTATTTGAAAATAATATTATTGGCGCGAGAGAAAGTCATAGATTAGTTATTGAGTTATCAACTCAACAATCATGGCAAATGGGCAAAGTTAAAAAGAAACTTTAATTTTGGTTAATTACCTCATATTCTAACCAACCGTTGCCTTCATCAACACCTTTTATAAAAGCGTCTAACTCACTTTCGGTATTAAATTTATATTTTACTTTAGTATAATCTTTTATAGGTTTCTCTATTCCTCTTACTGCCTCTGTTCCCCATATGATAGTTACTTCATGTTTTTTAGTCATGTTATCCTTTCTTTATTTTTGAATTTGGCGCATTAAACTTATGTTTATGTTTCTCAACTATCGAAACAGATACACCAATTATTTTATGTCTTTTGCTTCGTTTCTCATTCTTTGCTGAATGGTATCTATTAACCCACATATTTTGTGGCACAGTCGACCATCTCAACCTTCTTTTTTCTGTGTCCTTCTCAATAGATTTTTTTAACTCAAGACCTTTTTTTCTTCTCTTAGCATTTTTTAATCGTTGCTTGTTTCTGTATTCTTCGTCCGTCCAATACAAAACAGTTGCTTGAGATATTTTAAAATGCTTTGCCAGATCCTCTAAGGTCTTGCCTTGACCTCTAAGGACGTTCATTTCTTCAATGTCCTTAGAAGTCAGTTTATATCTCTTATCAATAGAGATTAGCTTATCTTGGATCTTCCCATTTATATTCATCAAATATCTCTACTAATGGTGATCCGCTCATATCAAAATCGGCTTTGTGTCCGTATTTAAAAAATATTTTATGAGCCATTTTAGCTAAATGTTTTCTAACTCTAAACATTTTACCTAAAGTGTATTCATCACCGATTTGTTCTAACTCTGTTCTTACGTGCTTGTTTTCAGTGTCCAATGCTTCGGCAATGGCATTCATTAAAATTTCTCTAGCCATTTGTCCTTCAGTGTAACCTTCAAACTTTTTTTGTTCATATGTCATATTATTACCTTTCTGTTTATTTTTATTATTAAGTTTAATTAACATATATCCCACATTATCCTATAATAAATACTTTGTCAAATAAAAAGTTTCACGTGAAACATTTTTTTTTATACCTATGGTTGTGTAGTAAATTGCAACCTGTAATCGTATTCTTAGACTGCATACAATCACAAGTTGCATTGCAAATTATAATCATTCTAATCTATAAATGTTTTATCTACCCTCGTGTTGAGGAAACATAAAAAACCATTTAACCGTGAACGTGGTTGCTATTGCAGCACCTACCCAAAAGTCAAAGTGAATTGCTAACACC